CTTGCCCGCCTCGGCCACGGGGTCGAACGGCCCGTCGGGCGTCACCGAACGCACGCGGTCGGCGAGCTCGGCCTTCGATTGCGGCGTCTCCGACTGCCGCGCCATGTCCTCGCGGATGCGTGGCAACGCTTCGACGGCGGCACGCTTCGCATCGCCGACGGGGTCGACGCCAGCGCCGAAGGCTTCGTCCACGCGCTTCTGCTCCGCGGCGTTGCGGATGCCTTCCAACGCAGCGTCGGGCGTCTTGGCCGTCAGCATCTCGCCGAGTGCGCGAATGGCGGTGACTGCCTCTTCGCGGCTGCCCTTCTCGATGGCTGGCAGCACTTCGGCAATCGCACCCATCGTGTCAGCAACGGCCGCGTTGCTCTTCGCGGCGACCTTGTCGAGCACGCTGATTGCCTCGTCGAGCATCGCCCGCGACGCGGCGGGCAAGTCCTGCCGCTCGTTCATCGCGATGCGCAACGTCGCCTCGGCCTGTTGCTGGTCGGGCTCGATCCAGTCAGCGAGCTTCCGCGGCGGCTGCTTCTCAGCGAGCTTCCAGACGGGTTCCGGTCCGACCGGCGACTCGTAGAGCCGACCCATGCGGATCGTGCGCATGACGCCGTCACCATCGCCGCGCGCGGCCTCGGCCCAAATACCATCCGCGCTGATCTCCTGCCCCGGCAACTCGGCCTTCGCGCGCAGCGCCGAGATGATCGATGCGTCGCGGACGAGGTCGGGAACCTCGCTCGCCGGCACCGTCTCGGGCAGGTTCAGCATCTCGCGCACGACTTGCGACGGCGCGGCGTCCGTGCCCCGCATCTCGAACGAGACTTCGGGGATGCCTTCGACGGAGAGCTTGCCGGTCTCCACCTTCCAGCCGTAGCGCGGAAGAGTATCGAACACGCCGGCCCCGAACTCGTCGCCCGTCGGCGCGGGTTCCGCGGGGCGCGTGGGTTCTTGCAGCTTCGCCTCGGGAGCCGGCTGCGGTTCCTGCGGCGCGGTTGCGTCCTTGGGCGGCGCGGCGTCCGGGATCGTTGCGCCCTTGATGGGGTCGACGATCTTGCCGTCCCCGATCTCAACGCGGCCTGACTCTTGTGGCGAGGCGTTGGGGGACGGCTTGTAACCAGCCTCGATCACTGAGCCGTACGGGCTCATCTTCGCCCCGCGATCCGTCGGCCGGCGGAACACGCCTTCCGTGCTCGGACGAATGCCCTTCCCTTCGACAGGCGGCCCGTCCGGTTGCTGCCGCTGCCACGCGGGGATGTCCGACAGGCGCATGTGCAGCGCCGCCGCGCCGAGCGTATTCCCGGCGAACTTCGCAAGCGCACGCTTCCAGGCGTCCTCGTCGGTGCCCTGGATGGCCTCGGTCAAGTCCTTGTGGAACTCCTGATCGAGCAGCGAGAACCCGACGCTATCCGCGCCCGCGCGGAGGGCGAGGCCGGCGGCCTTCTTCCACGGCAGCACCTTGGCACCCGGCATGCCCGCGCCAATCCACGCATCGGTCAGGCGCTTGCCGTAAGCCGCGGTCGTCTCGTTATTGAGCGGCAAGACCTTGTTCGACTTGCCCCACGTCTCCAGCGCGTCGGCCACCTGCTTCTCGGTTGCGCCGAGTGCGGCACGATCCGCTGCGAACAGGCCGCGAAGCGCGAAGGAAACCGTCGTCTGCGCAACACCCATCGCCGCGCCGGCAGCGAGGTCGCGAAGGCCCTGTGCGCCACGGTCCGCGAACGTGGGCTTGCCGCCGTCCTCGCCGCGCGCGGAAAGGAACCCGTAGGTGCCGAACATGCCGGCGCTCTGGCCGATGATCTTCGCGACCCGAGAACCCCCGGTGACGAGTTCGGCAGCGCCGCCGACCACCTTGCCGCCGACGCCGAGCACCGGACCGCCGGCCATGAAGCCGACGCCCTGCCCAACCATCTCGGCCGCGCCGCCGACGATCTTCGCCGGCAAGCTCTGCGTCTCTCGCCGCGCATCGATCATCGCCCGCGCCACGCTGCGCGAAGGGCCGTTCGGCATGATCGATTCCAGCGTCGCCGCGATGTCGGGCGACTTGATGTCGACGGACGGCAACAGGTTCGCCGCGCCGACCGCAAGGTCCGTGACCACCTGCGCAGCGGCCGGGAAGATGCGGCCCGCGGGATCGACCACGTAGTCGGACAGGAACGCGCCGACCGGGTTGGCCTCGCGCGCCTTCTTCATGCCCTCGCCGACCTGTTCGCGAATCAGCGTGTCGGCGCTCTTCTGCACGGCCGTGTCCGCGACCCAAGCGGGCGGCATCTCGCCCGTCTCGAAGTAGCGGCGGAACTCGTCGGCGTCGCCCATGCGCAGACGCATCTGCAAGTGCGACATGGCGACCTCGATCGCCTTCTGTTGGTCGTGCAACCCCGTCGACACGATGCGACCGCGGTCGTCCTTCACGTCGGGGACGAGCGATGCGGCGCGGGCCGAGAGCAGTCGCTCCAGCTTCACCGCGTAGTCGGCGGGCGGCTCGGTGCGGCCGAGTGCGTCGGGAACCTTCGCCGGTTCGGCGGACGCCTGCTTCCCGTCTTGCGGCGGCTGGCCCGGCTCAGGTTCGATGTAGCCCTTCGTATCGGTCTGGCCCTGTCCCTGTCCCTGCTGATCCGCGGCGGGCTTCTTCTGCTGTGGCTCGGGAGGCTTCACGAGCGAACCGCCAGTCGGGAAGATCGTGCCGCGCACTTCGCGGTCGAGCTGCTTCATCGCTTCGGCGAAGTCGACGACGGGGGCCTTGTCCTCGCCGCCGACCGCGAACCGACCCATCTGCCGCGCAAGCTGCTCCTGCCGCGCCTTGAGTCCGTCGATGACCTCTTGCGGGAGGTCGTTGATCTCGCCTTCCTTGATGGCAAGTTGCAGCGTTCGCAACGTCTGCACACTGCGCGAGAAGTCCACCGACGTGTCGAGCTTGATCGACCGCGCACGCGCCTCGGCGGCAGCCTTCTCGAAGTCGCCGCGCATGAACTGCGAATCGATGCGGCTACGCATCGCGTCCGGCAGGCTGTCGTAGGTCGTCGTCGGGTCCTGTCCGAGCATCTGCTCGAACTCTTGCTTCGTCTCGTTGCGCTGCCGGCCGGCCTGCTGCCAGTCGCGGCTGTCGAGTTCGGAAGCGCGGTCGCGCGTCGCCTTCGCCTGCAACGTCGAAAGCTTGCCGCTCGCCTCCTGCGTGCCGATCTCGGCGAGCTGCTGCTGGATGGTCAGGCCGCGCGAACGAAGGTCGCTAACGACACGCTCCGACGTGACCTGCTGATCGAATCGGGCCTTGCCGTCGCGAGCTCGCTCGGCCAGCTTCGCCACTGCGCCGGGGTCCATGCGGTCGGAGCTGCTGCGAAGGATGGTCGCGGCCTCATCGAACCGATCCGACCGAATCAGTGACTCGGCGATCTGCCCATACGCCACCGTGTCGGCCTTGCGCTGTTCGTTGGCGAGGCGTTCCGGCGACCAGCCCATGCGGTTGCCGAGCTGGCTGATGGAGTCCAAGTAAGCGGAACGGGTGCGTTCGGCCTCTGCGGAGAGGCGGCCCGTTGCCGGGTCGTATCCCTCCCCGAACGCGACCCGCTCCACAGTCGATACGAGCATGTCGGCACGCTCGGTGAGCGTGTCGGTCTGATGCCGAAGGCTCTGTTGCCGGTAGTGGCCGTCGAGCTGCGAGTACGCGGCGTTCGTCAACGCGGCGTCCTGCTGCTTCCACAGGTCGGCAACCTCCGGGTCGGTGATGCTGTCGCGAACCCGCTGGCTGTTGGCTTCGATGGACGCGAACGCCTGCGCGCGGCCGTCGACAGCGTTCTTGCCGAACTGCTGCAAGTACGAGTCGATCACGATGCCGTCCGAGCGGCGTCGGTCGATGTCGTATTCCATGACGCGGGCCTGCAACTCGCGGTTGCGGTCCTCCTGGTACTTCTGCGCAGCGAGCCGCGCGACCTTCGACATCCCGTCGGACAGCGCCGCTTGCGACGGGCCGCTGATGTCCTGCACCGGGACGATGGAGCCGCGAGGCGCAAGCGAAGGCTGCGAGGGCGACTGCGGGAGCCGCGTTCGCGGGATGATTGCCACTACAGACCTCCAGCGCCGGCTCCCGCCGTCGCGTAGTTCGCGAGCCCAAGAACGAGCGACCCGATGGGGTCGGAATACTTCGCGGTGCGTCGCGCGTTGCGTGCGCTGACGCGGGACATCAGCGCCTCGTTGCGAGCCGCGACGCCTTCGCGACGCCGCGCGTTCGACGCCTCGACGCTCGCGAGGTTGATGTTGTAGACATCGATCGCCTCGACGAGACGCTGCGACGCCTGCACTTCGGCACCGCTGCCGCTGGTCGAGTCGACGCCGCGGGCCGCTGCGCTCGCGTTGATGGCGGAACGACGCTGCACGCCCTCAAGGCCCACTTGGCTGATCTGGTCCTGGCCGACCTGCAACTCTCGCTCGGCCGCCCGGTATGCCGCCCGTGCATCCAGGTCGATGAGGCGAGCGCGGTGCGACATCGCGTCGGCCGCTTGCCGCAGCTCGATCTGCTGCATCGACACCGCGTGGAACGCCGAGTAAGCCTTCGACAGGCCCGCGGCGACGCTGGTAGCGATGGCCGTGGTCGGCGAGGTCTTGGCGGCCTCCGCGGCGGTCTGGCTCTGCGCGTAGCTCTTGTCCGGTCCGGTGAGACGCGGCGACGGTTGCGCGCGGCCCTTGGTCGCCCATCCCGACAGCGTGAACAGGTCGCCGGGCTCGCCGCCGCGATCGTCGTAGAGCGTCAGTTCATCGAACTTCGGAGCAGCGAAGGAACTCATTCGGTCACCCTCCCACCGCCAACTCGGCGCTGATGGAAACGATGGTCAGCGGCACCGGGTCGGTCACGCGGATGAACAGTTGCCCATCGATGGTCCAGCTCGCCGGCACGCGGACCTCGACGACGCCCGAGAAGGGCACGCCAGGAACGATCTGGTCGGGCACCGTCATGTTGTCCAGGGATGGCCCGATCTCGAAGGAGCCGGACGCCTCGACGCGCACGCAGACCTTGGAAACGTTCTTCTGGCGACCCGATCCGTATGCCTCGGCAGCGAACGCCGCCGGCACCGTCTGCAACTCCGCGGTGCGCCCGAGTCCCGCGATGACGGTCGACGCCGCAGCGTCCAGCGTGATCTGGCCACCCGCGACCACCTTCGGCGTCTGCACAAGGCCGTCGGCGAACACCTGCACCGCCTTGCCTTCCAGGTGACCGAGTCCGGTCATGGTCGAGATGGGCGCACCCGAGTAGCGCACGCCGCAGTCGACGAACCAGTTCTCAGCGAACACCGGCACGGGTGCCGTCATCACGGCAACGCGCTCGATGAACCGCTTGGTCGCGCCGTTGATGGTACGACGCACGGTGAGGTACACGCGGTCCTCGCCGCCTTCGCCGCCCACCGACAGAGCCTCAATGACGCCGTCCGTGTTGTGCTGGTGCCATGCGTTGACGAGCTGCCGCGGCTGAAACGTCATCCCGCGCAACGTGCCGTCACTGCTGACGCCCCACAGGATCGGCACCGGGGCCATCTGCGCGCCGAGTTGCGTGATGGTCTTGCCGTCGAACAGGTGCGTCGCGCGGTCGCACTGGTTCACCGCGACGAGTCCGCCTTCGGCCTCCTGGAACCCAATCGCATAGACGTGCCCGCCGTTCTTGGCGACGAACAAGCCGGCCTTGTGCATCAGCACCGGCTGCGTCGGCGACGATCCGACGGTGTTCTGGTCGATCGACGCGAAGGACTCCGGGGTGAGCACGTCGGTGTTGACCGGGCTGATCTGCACCGCGGTCGTGTCAGTCAACGCGACGAGCTGCCCCATCGACAACAGGTGCCGAATCGTGCAACTGCTCGCCGTCTTGAGCTTCTGCCGGATGCGGTCCGATGCCTGGACGGGAATCGAGAACGTGAAGTCGCTCTCCGTGTTCGATCGCGACGCGAAGAACTCCTGCGGTCGCTCGTCGGTAGCGCCGAGCACGCGCCGGCCTTGGTGGTGCGACACGGCATGCGGCGCGCGAAGGAGGTCGTTCGGGCTGCCGAGCGTGGTCGAGTCGGTCGGGGCCGCAAGCGTCGAGTCATTGCGCGGCGGAGTCAGGCCGAGATTCGGCGCGAATGAATCCGGCGCGGGTCCGTCAACGAATGAGGTCGCTTCGGTCTCGCCGATGAGCCCGAACAGGCCAGCACTCGCCACCTTCTTGTAGACGCGGTAGCGGACCGCGCCGATGACCGCATTCCACGTAACGGTGTTGATCGACCCCGTCACGAACAGATTGTTCGCCACCGACGCTTCCGCACTCTGCAACGTTTCGCGAAGGTCCGCGTCGAGCGCGGTGACGACGTAGCTGTTGGATGCGTCGCTGTTCAGTCGAACGACGCGCGCCGTTCCGCCGCCGCCAGTGGCCACGAACGTGACGAACAACCCGGTATCCGGGCTGACCGGGTCGAAGGTGCGAGCCGCAGCGCCCGCGTTGTTCACGGCGAACGTCTTGCCGTCGACCTCGGCGCGACCCGTGCCTTCGATGAGCACGTAATCGAGCCCCGGCGTGAGAAGGTGGTCGGCAACGGTCGTGATGCGGACCGCGCCGCCGTTGTTCACGACGCCGCCAGGAGCCGCCACGATTCCGATGGTGTCGCCGCGCTTCGTTGCGGTCGCGACCACGTTGCCCGGAGGCGACAGCGTCGGCGCGATTGCCGCGTGCTTCCACTGGAACGTGGAGTAGCGAACCACCGGTAACGACAGCGGCGAGAAGGCGCGGAACTCGGACAAGAACACCTTGCGGTGTGCGATCGAAAGCGTCGCCTCGTCCTGGCTGCTCGTCAGCTCGGCAAGCTCCGACTCCGTCACGTTCAGCGTGGTCGGGATCTCGAGTTCTCCAGTCGCCGGCTGCTCATACCAGTGAACGACGTTCGCGCCGTCGGGCTGGATCGAAACCGGCGTTGCCGCGGTCGAGATGGGCCGGTCCGTGCGGCAGTACCACACGATGCCCGAGAAGCTGACGAGCTCACCCGCGATGTAGGAGCGGTGCAGCCGGTGGCCGGTGCCTGCACCCGTCGTCGTGATGTCGATGGACGAACCGCCAGGGGTAAGTCGCAGCTCGATCTGCGTGGAGCTGACGACCTTGACGAAGTAGCGGACGCCGTAGACGACGCCGCCCGGTGCGGTCGTGACCGAATCGCCGGTCAACTCGACCGCCTCGTCATCCTCCAGCAAGTGCGCGACCGCGGTTTGCAGCCGTCCCGGCGTCCCGACGATGACCCCGGACGCCCCCGGCGCGGACGCCAAGATCGGCTTGTTGGTGACGTAATCCAGCGTTTCCCAAAACAGGGAGCTGGCCGGCACGTTGTTGGTGTTCGCCGTCTTGCACGCGAACAGTTCGCCGCCGTTGGTGACCAAGTCGCCGACCGCGTAGGTGATGCTCGCCGACCACGGGGCCGAGTGCAGCACCGTGCCGCCGTTGCGGTGCATGCGGATGTAGCCGGGTGCCGAAGGGCTGCCAGAGAACTCGCCGCGGAGACCGACCTCTAGCCGGATGTCCTCGCCGCCCGAGCCTCGGAAGAGCAGTTGCGTGCTTCGCTTCGACGAGTCGCGGGTTTCGCGCACGAGTTCGGTTCCCGGCATGCGGAACGCCGCGCCCGCGACATCGACCGCGATGTTCCGAAGCAGAGCCGCGCCGGCCCGCACCTTCGGGTCGTCGATGCGCCCGAGCATGCGCGGGCTCATCTCGCCACCAACGAATGCCTGTGGAAGCGTGGCGGTCACGGCAGCCACGGGGCGGTGTCGGTCGGCCGCGTGTCCGACATGAACTCGGCATCGTCCGCAGCGGCCTCGGCGATGAGCGCGCGGCACTTCTGCAACATCGCGTCGCCAACCTGCGCACCCTCGCGGCCCTTCAAGATGCCGCCGCACAGCAGGTGCGCGAGGTAGTAGGAACACGCCTGACGGGCTGCCGGCGACCACACCGCGAAGTCGACGTTGGCGACGGTGAACACCGCGACCGCGTCGGCCTGGTTGGTGCGCAACACCCGATAGCCTTCCTCCGTCTCGATGCGGTGCGGCTGCGTGGCCGGCAACGTCTCGGACGCAGTCGGCACGACCGGCGCGCGATACGGATACGGGCTGACGAACTGGATCGACCGCGTCTGCACGTCGTCCAGGGCATCGGGCGGCAGGATGCGGTTGACCTTGAGGAGGTCGGCGGGCACTCCGTAGGCGTAGGCCCACGTCATCACCGTGTTCTCGATGGGCAGCAACGCCTGCCGGCGCGTCGCGAAGCTCCAGGTGTGCGCCTGCAACACGGCGTTGCGCGCCGCGGTCATGAACCGCGCACACTCCTTCGCCTGAACCGTGTTGTTCGGCGTGGGCTCCAACTGCGTGACGTTGGACGGCTCGCCGATGAGTGCCAGCGCCTCGTTCGCGACGCTGACCGCATCCGGGCCGAGCTGGAACCGCAACGCGAACTCGACCATCGGCAGCACCGCGTCGGCGATGAGCTTGCCGTTCTTGGCCATCCCGATGCCGTTGTAGTGCGCGCTGTCGACGCTGACCTTGGGCGAGGCATTGGCATCGACCGAGGCCGAGAAGCCGCCCTCAAGGGCAACCATGCGCTGCAAGGCCCCGTTCACGAGGCCGTCCACGTCGCCCTTGATCGTGCCGCTGTACGACGTGGTCGACACCGGCAGCGAGGGAAGCTCCCACGGGTCATGCGTGAGCTGCGCCCACTGAACCGGCATCTTGACGCCGGTCGGGTAGGGCGACAGGCCGGCATCGGCGACGACATCGCGCAGCCAGTTCGCGAACGTCGGGAACGTGCGTCGCGCGAGTTGCCGCGTGCCGTCCGAGAAGATCGCGTCCGACTCGCCCTGCCAGATATCGGCCGCGAGGAACTTGATGGTCTTGGACGTGCCGAAGGTCGCCTTGACCGCGCGCGGCGCGATGAACTGCACGAGCCGTTGCAGGCGTGCCGCGAGGCCGTCCGGGTTGCTCGGCGTCCAGTCAAAGTGCTTGTCGTCGTCGAACCAGCCGTAGACGCCCTGCGTCGAATACGGCGAGTTGTCGCGGCGAAGAGCCTGCGAGCTGCTGTTGATGCCGAGGTACGTGATGACGACGCGGCGACCGACAGAGTTCGCGATGCGCCACGCGGCTTCGACGAGCGACGAGAACCGGTGAACCGTCTTCCACGCGAGGCGGCCGACGACGGCGTTGGCAGGAACGGTTCCGGTGACGGATGCCGGCAGCGGCGAAATCGTCGGGTCGTAGGGCGCGAGATAGACTTCACTGCCCGTCGTCGTCGTCGCCTTCACGCGCGAGACGCGCCAGATGCCGTCAACGGTCGGGGTCTGCCCCATGCCGCCGAGCGTCACGATCTGCCCCGGACGCAGGAACATCTCGAACGGGACGCGCTGCGCAACGGGGTCGTGCGTCGTCACCGTCCACGCAATCTTGAGCGTGCCCGCATCGCCGACCGTGCCGAGCGCAACGGTCATCTGCGCACTCGATGCGGTCTTGGCCTGCGCGAAGAAGGTCGCGTTGATGCCCGACGCCGCAGGGCACGAGATCGGGAAGCGGTCGACGTACTGACCGACCAGCGATCCGCGCGGACGGCTGTAGATGGTCGATGGCGAGTTCTTCGCGAACGGCACCACGTTCTTGATGCCGCCCGGCTGCATGTCGTCGGACGGGTAGAGGAACCCTTCGCCCGCAGTGAAGTGGTGCGGGTTGTTGCGCCAGTGCGGCAGGTGCAGGTGGTAGTCGTGCGTGCCGACGCCGGGGCCGGCAGGCGTCCACGATGCGACGGTGAACGTGTTCGCCGTGTTCGACACGACGCGACCCTTGGCGGGTCCAACGCGCGCGAATCCGTCGATAAAGATGCTGTCCGGGATCGTCTGCCCGCCTTGCAGCGTCGCCGTGAGGCCCGACACCGTGACTTGGCCGACGACGCCGTGCCCGTCGATGCCCTCGTTCCACGCGAACGGAAGCACCACCGCAAGGTCGGCGAAGCTCGTCACGTCCGGTTGCAGCGTGAACCCAGGAACGGCAGGCGTGCCCGCGGGATACGGCCCTGTCGAAATCGGCTGGAACGGCGTGACGACGTGGACGTTGTCGTAGCTGTTGAAGCGGTCGTTCAGGTGCACGTAGCCCGCGACGAACGCGATCATGCGCGGGGTCACCTGCGTCGTGCCGCCAGCCGTCGAGAACGCGATAGACGCGCCGCCGGCCGAGGCCGAGAGGTTGTAGGTGTTCGTGGCCGGCGCGATGACGTAGTACGGCGTGCCGACGACGAGTTCTGCCGGCAGGCTTGTGTCGCTCGCGAACGTCACCACCGAACCCTCGGTCAGACCGTGCGCCGTGTGGTTGACGACGCCCGGCGTTCCGGTCGTGAACGTGATGCTGAACGTGGACGTGATCGCGTCCGACAGCCACTGCACCAGCATGTGCGGTCGCGACTTGCCGGTGTGCACACCGCTGCCGCCACTGAGGTCGATAGCTGCGCCGCCAGGAACGTCACTAACCGAGAAGGCGTGTTGCGAGGCGACCGTGTGCACCCAGTAGGTGCGGTTCGCGGTCAGGCCCGGCAGCGTGCCCGTGGTCGTGAACGCAACCTGTGCTCCCGATCGAAGGCCGTGGCTGACCCACACGACCGTGTTGGCCGTCACGTCGAACGTGACCGTCGCCGTTGCGGTCGGCGTCGTGGTGAGCACCTTCGCGTGCCCCTTGCGGAACGTCGCCGAGGAGACCGTCAGCGGCTCCGAGAAGTCAGCGGCGATCAGGCGAAGCTCGCCGTTCACCCAATCGTCCATCCGCTGCTCTTCCGTCACCGTGACGACGGACTGCGACCCCGTGTTGCCGTGCGTGACAAGGCCGGGAGCCGCCGCAGCGATGGCGAGGATGGTCAGGTCCATCCCCGCAGACCGCAGCGCAAGGTGCGGGGCTTCGATGAATCCTTCCGTGTCGCGGTCGCCCCACGGACGCGAGTTCGACTGACCGGACCGAATCAGCCCGAGTTCGTCGTTCTCGGTGAAGTGCTCAAGGATGGGGCGCACGTCACTCGGCCGCGACCGCCTCGGCGGCCGGCAGCTTCTTGCCGCGCTTCTTCGGCGGCTTCACGGGCTTGCCATCCTCGTCGAACTGCTGATAGGTGACCCCTTTCAGCGGCACGAACTGACCACTGGCGTCCCGGTCCAGGACACGGAACGCCTTCTGGCCTCCGGGCAATCCGGCGACGACGGGGACCATCTCCCCCACCTCGAACACGTTCGGATTGACCACGAAGTCGTCAGGCACTTCGACAGTCTCGCCGAACGCGGACATGCCCTCGTCGGTGAAGGTTCCGCCCCGCACGTATTTCGGGCCGTTCGGGGTGGGAATGGAAGCGTCGACGATTGCTCGGAGGAACATGCGGATCAGTACCCTGCCGCAAAGGTGGGCGGCATCGTGGGGATTGGGTGAGGAGTCCAAAGCGCATCGACGCCGCCGCCAGTCCAGTCGACGGACGTGTTCTGCGTCATGTAACCGAGGCACACCGAGCGGTATCCCTCGGATGCGAGTCGCGCGAGGTCACCGAGAGCCGGCAGCGCCAGGTGGTAGTACTGGCCAACCGTGTTCAGGCCCGCGAGCGCAAGCTCGGCACCTTGCACGATGGGGTTGACAGCAGCGAACGCACCCGCGGCCACGTCGGCCGCCACCGTCGCGCCGTCCGCCGAAGCGGTCGAGATGAAGATGGCGAAGCGAAGCCGATTGGTTCCTGCACCCTGAGTGAATGCCGTGGCAATGCGGAAGGCGGCATAGACGGAGCCTGCACGCGCCCAATCCATTGCCACCTTGAGGTCGACGAACTTCGGGTCGAGCGCGTCGGGGAACAGCACGCCAGTGAAGCCGGCTGCTCCCGCGAACAGGTTCGTGGGCCGTTGATTCGTCGCAACGATCAGGTTTTGGTCGAGCACGTAGGTTCCTCCTCAGAAGCCCGCGGGGTAAATCTTGAGCGGGTGGGAGGTCACTTCCTCTTCCGCCATCTGCGCCGTGATGGCGAGGCCAGTGACGGCCCCCACGGTGACAGCGCGGACGCGGATGTGCGTCAACGTCGAAGCCGGCAGAGCAGTCTGCGGGTCCATCTTCATGATGATTCGCACCTGCCCCGGCACGAGTGCCGAGGGGGTGAACTGCTTCGTCACGTCCAGGATGGCGAAGTTCGCGCCAGCGGAGTCGACCGCGCCGATCTCGAAGCGAACCGTGCCAGCGCCAGCGCCAACGGTCGTCGGGATGATCTCGACGACCGGGCTCTTGCCGCCGGCATTGTCCTGCGCTGCCTTGAAGTCCACCCAATCGGTCGACGCCGTGGTGGTGTCCGTGCCCGCAACGCTCAGTGCGGTGCAGAAGCGAAGGTTGATGTCTGCGCTCATTGGTTAGTCCTCGTGTGTTGTTGGTTCCCCGAGATCACGTCGCGTTCGTGACGACGGATTCGGTGTTGAGGATCGAGTCGCAGCGGACCACCCGCATGCCGTAGATGGACATTTCCTCGAAGTTGCCGAACTGCGTGGTGCCCTTCTCCCACGTCACAACGTCGCCAGCCGTCACCGTCGCGAGGCGAAGGATGAGCTGATAGACCGTGTCGTTGACGAGGATGATCGGCGTGCCCGGACGGCGACGCACGCGCATCTTCGCGGCGATCAGCTTGTGCAGGAGGTGCTGGAAGCCGGTAGGCGCTTGCTCGTTGACGAGCGTGTCGAGATCGGCGACCTCGATGTTGCAGAGGCGAACGATGCTCGGCCACGCCTCATTGACGAAGCCGAAGTGCCATTCGTGCTCCGTCTTGAGCATCGCGATTTGGTTGCCGTTCGACAGCGTGTCGACCATCTCGCCGTGGTTGATGCGGCGGTAGCCGCCGGGCAAACCCTCGGGAACGATGGTGTAGACATCGGGGCCGACGTTGAGCACGTAGGCGCTCGTCTGCGCGTTCGCACCCGTGCCGCCGCAGTCGATGACGTTCTTCGACTTCGCCGTCGACAACCGGTTGAACATCGGCTGAATGCCATAGATGCCCTTCAAGTTGGTGTTGCGGTTGTCGTACAGGATCGTCGTCGCGTACTTCTGCCGCATCGACTCCGCGAACTTCGCGTCTTCCTTCGCACGCAGCGCGGCCTGCTGGCCACCGAGCAGCGACGTGGTGCGCGGGATGACCGACCAGCCTTGCAGCATCGTGCAGCTCGCACGCTCCAGCGCGCCCTGCGACTTGCTCGGCAGGGCACCTTCGCCGTGCGCCGTCTGGAAGACGGAAGGCAGCGCGGTCTCCAGCCGATACAGGTGGGTCGTGCCGTCGTTGCACTGCATCACGGGCATGAGCCCGGTGAGGCCGACTTCCTGGTGAAGCAGTTCAACGTCCGGGAGCACCTTGCCCCGGTGAAGCTGCTGCGTCATGTCGACGATGTTCTTGTACAGAGTGCCGATTGCGGCCATGGGTTACCTCGCTTTCTGTGAGGCCCGTTCCCGGTCTTCCTTCTCGTATTGCGCAGCGAGACGCGACACGGGGTCGGCAGGCTGTACAACCGATGCGGTCGTCCCTTTCACGGACCGATCATTGGTGATGCGCGAGCCGAGTGCGGCGAGCGCGTTCCTGAACCACGGGGCACGGGCGAGGTCCGAACCCCGAATCTTCTCTTGAGTGTCAGCGTCGAACAGGCGCACGAAGGCGCGCGACGCGAGCTTGAGCACTTCGTCGGCCTTGTCGCCGTGTTGCTGCCGCCACTCGTCGTCCCACTGCTGATTGCGCGCGTCGAAGTGCGCCTTCAACTGCTCGTCGGCGTCCTTCTGCATGGCAGGCAGGACGGTGTCGAGGAGGTCTTTCGCGACCTCGGGTGCGATCTTGTGCTTGGCGAGCGCCTGCTTGTAGACATCCAGCACCGGCTCCCGGTACGTGACGCCTTCCGGCGCTTGGCCGAAGTCGTAGGTGACGGGCTCGCCGTCCTTCTCGTCGGCCAGCTTCTCGCCGTCGCCGAGGTCGACTTCACCCCTCGCTTCCGATGGGTCGATGTCGCCGAGCTGCAGCGGCTTCTTCGCGTCGTCGGCCTTGGTCTCGGCCTTCGGCGCTTCCGCCTTCACCGGTTCGGCCTTCTTCGCTTCCGGGGAGGGAGTCTTCGGAGCCTCGGCAGCCTTCGGCGGCGTCGGCGCGGCAGGCGTCGCGGCGGTCTTCGGGGCTTCGGTGGCGGCAGGAGCCGCAGGCGCGGGAATGGTCGAGGTCATTGCGGGGTCTCCTTCTCTGCCGTCACTTCCGCCGCGACCGCGTCACGCTCCGCAACCACCATCGCAAGGTGTTCTTCGTCGAGGAACTGAGCCTCAAATCGCTTCCAGCCGTCCTTGTCGAGGTAGCGGCAGCGTTGGCGGATGTAGTGCCCGACCTGTCGGCGGCCGGTCGCAACGAGTGCTTCGTCGGGCGTCACCGGGCCGGCGTCATCGAGGCCGCAGAACCGCAGGATTTGGCGCAGGACGCGCAAGCCGCGGTCGTCGCCGAGCACGAACTGGTACGCCTGGGCGTCACGCCGCTCGGCTTCCTTCGGGCTCGTCGTGGGCAGCTCAATCTGCACGGTGCACTATACTGCATGGCGCTCGACCGTTCTGCAAGTGCCCGCTTACGAAACTCCCCGCGGCCCGGTTTCGGTGGTAGCGTTCCTGGGATGCGAACCTCTCTCGCCGTCGTCGCTCTCGCCGCGTCCCTCGCCGCCCAGCACGTCACCATCACGCCCACCGTCTGCACTGACAACCAGATGAACGGCTACTGGACGACCGACACCGGATCGACCGTGCCCGGCCAATGGAACGATCTCGTCATCACGAGTGAATCCCTCTCGCAGGGCTACTTCGGCGATCTTGGGTTCCTGCTGCTGAGCGCCGGCAACATCGGATGCGGCCTATCCCTCGCGTCGCTTGGCTTCGGGCCTTCCTGTGCAGGCGTCCCGAATGACATCCCTGGCCCGTTTATCGCCGACCCGTCGCAGGCCATCGCGATCTTTGTCGTGCCGGCCATCGGCAGCATGTGGTGCACCCACAACCTGACCCTGCCGGGGTCGCTGCTGCCGCTCGCCGGCTCGATCGACTGGACGGCGCAGTTTGTCGTCTACCAGTCCCCGCAGCGGGGCGAATGCTGGCAGGCGACCGGCAACGCCATCACCTTCTCGGCGAGCCGCTAGGGCGTCGGCATTCCGGTCGAGAGGCCCAGGACGTACCGCCGCCACACGAGACTGGCAAACCCCAAGGGACTAGCGTAGGTGCGCTCCCACGGCCACGTCGCCTGACCGTGCACCACCGGACCCGTGGCCTTCCACCCAAGCGTTGCCATGTAGGCGATGACGCTGGCGGGCGGTCGTTCCTGATACTGCCGGATGGCCTGCACCATCTTCGGTGCGTACATCTCGGCCCCCATCAGGTAGACCGCCGCGGCCGACCCGGTGAGTGCCGCATACTTCTGCGACCAGTACACCGTCTCCCACGCATGGCTTCCGTGCATGCTCTCGTCGGGAGGGATGCCCCAGGTCGATGGGTCGTTGTGGAAGTGGGTGTGACTTCCCGTGTTGTCGAACGGGAATCGAACCGTCCACGGCATGCCCGTCGGTCCGCTGCCGAACCACCAGTCGCCGAACGGGAACCCGTGGTCCTCTGGCAGTCGCTCGCCGACGATCGTGGTCGGGTCCGCGAACTGCGGGACGCCCATCATGTGACCGAGCATCACGATCGGTGCGCGTCGACCCCAAGAGTGGCCACCGTTCGTCGGCAGTAAGCATCCGTCAACGAGGCGTCCAAGGTCGTCAAGCGCTCGCTGCGCCAACGCCAGGGCCAGCATGCGGCGGTATTTGGCTGGCTCCTTGGTTAGGCACATCAGCATGCAGGTGGAGTTCGCGCCCGCAAAGTAACTGCCGTATCCCTGGTGCTGCGTCCACGGCGACTTCTCGGCAACCTGCCAATCGATCGAGTAGATATCGCCAGCAAACCGGCCGCCACACGCAAGCGTGCCATCGGGGTTTGCTTCTCCGCCGAGCAGCTTTGCTGCAGAAACCATTGTCGGCCGCCCTGCGGTCCAGACCGTCGGGTCGATGCGGTCCGCGTCGCCGGGACGAGGCACGCCAGGGATCTGGTAGAGCTCGTCGAGATCGATGATCGGCTGGAGCTTCGACGTGTCGATCATCGCCTCCGAGATCGGGTTGAGGCGGAAGAACTGAACAAGCGGGTTGCTTGCGCGGCCGATCGCAGGCGGGCGAATCAAGTCCTCGTACACGGCATACGGGACGAACACGACCGCCATAGCCTCGTCACATACCGAGCCGGGCGGGTTGTCCAGCATCCCAGGCGGGGCCGGCGTGATCGGGCCGCTTGGAGTCCATCCCGAGAACATCACGAGTGCGTCGCCGGGAAACACGGTCCGAGGCAGCGTGATGTTGGTCCCGGTGATGTCGGTTTGCTGGTTGCCCGGAACGTTGATGGCCGAAGTCAGAGCGCCGGATGCCGATGCCATCGCGGTGATGGTTGCCCCGGTGGCTGGCACCTGAACGATCCACGACTTGTCGCGAGTTTGCGCCGCGCCAAGGTGGCCTTGGACGGTCACCGATAGCTGTCGATCGCTGAGCACCTGCGCCGGGAGCGGAATCGACGACAGTGGAAGTCCGGCGACAACCTTTTGGAAGGTTGCCGCAAACGGAGTCGATGGAGAGTCTTCGGCCATGCGGTTACCCGTTCGCGTGCTTGCGCCACGCCGCGGCGCAGAAGTCCTTGCCGTCGCGGGTCGAGTAGTCCTCGCCCCATTCCACGCGGCAGTTCGGACCACGAAGCCAGTCCTTCGGCTTGCTCATGTACCAGCCGACGACGCGGTCCATCTCGCGACTCATCGCGTCTGTCAGGCCGGCAAGGCGCATAAACAGCGCGGTGCCGATTTGCGATCCGACGCAGTGTTGGAGGTAGCTGTTGATCTGCCACGACCACGCCGTCGACCACTGATCCGGCTGCTTGCTCCAATCCTCGCTTGCGTCGCCCGTCGAGTTGTAGCGCCACCGCGTCGAGCCGCCGTCGAAGCGAGCACCCGCGACGTATTGGAAGTCCTCGGCGAACGAAGGGCCGCCGAGCGTGCGCGACACGTAGGTGATGACCTCGAGGCCGAGCAAGTGGCCGAGCAGGACGACGAGCGCCTTCCTGCCGTTGCCGTGACCGCCGTTGCACTGCGCGAGCGTCATCCGGTTACCGGGAAGCGACGCATACGGGCCGATGAGGTCGAACCCGCGTTGCGCCATGTTGCGGGCCAACGTCGCCTTCTGCGCGACCGGTGCAGTCGAGGCAAGCAGGCACAGCGCGATACTCGCCGTCGCCGCCTGTTCGCGGCCGTAGCCCACGTTCTGCCAGTCGGGCGTGTATTCGTCGGTGTGCCAGCCGCTCACGACCTCGCCGCAGAACCGCGCGAACAGTGCTTCGCTGCGCGCGAACGTTGGCTTTCCCTTGCCCCATCCGGCCCAATCCACCGGCAGCGAGTCAATGTCGATGACGCTCGGCAGCTTCGACAAGTCGAGTGCGTCGATACGTACCGGCGACTCGCGGAAGAACCGCGCGATCGGACCGTCACCCATCACGGGCGGGCGCAGGTATGCCGGCGAAGGCGTCCACGCGACGAACGCGACGGGCAGCATCTCGTCCACCGCGCTGCGTCCGCCGTCGTAGGGTAGCGGGCCGCGACTCCCCATCGCGGAGGTCGTGCTCGTGATGATGAGGCCATCGGTGGCGACGACCTTCTTCGGGCACTCGATCTGCTGCTGATGAACGAACGGCCCTTCCGACGTGCCCGGCCAGTCACCCGTCAGGTTCAGCACCGCACCCGCAGCACCTCCCGACGTGCCGTAGGCGTGCAGCGTCGTGTCGGGGCCACACTCAACCGTGAACCCGTGCAGGCCGACCGTGGAGTGGTCGACGATGGACAGGTGGCCGCCGATCTCGAACCAGCACTGGCCCGACGTGTAGCGCGTGCGCGGCAGCGGAGGTCGGGACGAGGAGCCAGCGATGCCGGCCCAGGCTTGCAGTGCTTGTTCCATGAATCAGGCGAGTGCGAAGATGCCGACGCGCAAGACGTACAACGCCACGTCACCGAGCGGCCCGGCAAGGATCGATGCGGCTTGCGCCATCTCGTGGCGCTTCTGCTCTTCGCGCGTGCTGGCGATCGCGCGCATCAGCGACAGGATCGACGCCGGCACTTCCTTGCCAACGTTCGCAGCCTTCGCCACGTCCACGGACGCGACCACGAGCGCGTTGTCCTCATCGGTCATGACCATGGGCGTCACTTCTTCGCGAGGAGCCGCGCCGCAGTGGTCAGCACGACCGCCGCGAACACGGGGCTCTTGGGGTCGATGGCCAGCAACTCGGCATCGCTGAGAGTGCCGTTGCCGTCCTTGTCGACGAGGCGGAAGAACTCGGGCGCACGCTTCTGCAACTCGGGCACGACCCAGATGGTCACGGCAGCCGAGCCGTAGACGCGCAGGAGGTCAGCCACGGTCGTGTCGGCGCTGGCCACCTTGGCTTCGTCGGCGCTCAGCTTCGCGTCCCACGCGGCGAGCAGTTCGGCGACGAGCGGCGCTTCGATGGCGTCGACCGTGTGGTCGGCCGTCACGTCGCGCACGGCGGCCCATCGGTCACGGTCCGCAGCGACATCGGCGGCGGTCGGGCCGGTCTGGCACGCGGCGAACAAGAGAGCGGCGATCGACGTTGCGAACAGCCTTGCCGTGAAACGGCGCGAATACTTGGTTCGCTCCGACTTCTGCGCCAACTCTTTTGCCTTCGTGGCCAGCCACGCGCACAGGTGCTTGGCCTGCTTCGTGGTCATGTTGGGGATGCCGCGGATGGAGATGCTGGCAACGGGGGCGTCTTTGGTCTTCATGTCTTGTTCCGAAGGTGCTCGGCGACTCGCATAGGAAGGTTCGAGAGTGCGTCGTGCACCTCGAGCACCTCGTCCCGGTTCTGCTCGATGAGCGTGCGCAGCTCGAGAGTCAGGGCCGACACGGCGTTCGCGCTGTTCTGCTGCGCGAGGGCGACCGCGGCGAGCGCCTTGCTGTTCTCGTTCAGACCCGTGAGGACCTTCGTCATGCCACCGATGACGACAGCGCCGACGATGCCGAGCAGCGTCCAGTTCTGACCGCTCGTGAGACTCTCCTGGAACGTGACGCACGCCGCGGCCGTCGCGGCGATCACGAACGAAACGGCAACGCTTCCGATCATGCCGCCTTTCCTTGTTGCGTCCCTTCGTTGCGAACCGCTTCCGACACGGTCTTGCCCACGTCGGCCGCCTGCTGCACCGCCGCGGCTTGCTTCTCGGCGAGCGCCTGCTCGGCCTGCGCCGCACGCATCTGCATCATCTGCCGCATGTCGGTGAGGCACGCAGCCGGCACACCGCCGTTGCGGGCCAGTCGACGCGCTAGTTCGTCGAGGTTCGCGTTCTGGATGACGGTCGGCGGCATGCCCGCGCCCATCTGCGCCTTGGCCATTTCGCCCACCTGCGCCACCCAACGCAGCATCGCCGAGCTCTCGCCCTCACGCTGCCGCAGCGCCAACGGCGACACCATCTGCGGGTCGATCGGCTGGCCGTCGAGTTCGCCGGGAAGGTCAGGCAGAAGCCCAAGGTTCTCGGCGACGCGCCAGAGCATCGCGATGTACGGCGCGTGCAGTTCGGCGTCGAGGCGCGCGAGACCGGGCAAGAACTCGTTCAGATCCTGCTTCGTGCGGATCTCGGCTTCCGTCGCCGTCATCTGCCGCGTGATGTTGCGCAGGCTCGCGACAAGGGTCGCACCAAGCACGTCGCGGATGTCCTGGCGGGTCTTCTGGATCTCCTCGCCAAGCTCCCTCAGCTCAAGTTCGACACGCTGCGTTTGCTCGATCTTCTGCCCGTTGGCCAGCGCCGACTTGCCGCCCGGCAGCATCTTGACCTCGTGCTGGTTCATGCCAGCCGGGTAACTCACGGGCGGGTCGGCCTTCTTGGCCATCGCGTTCCCGTAGTGGTAGACCATCTTGCGCAGGCGAATCAGGTGCGGCAGCACGTCGTGACCCGCGCCATAACCGTAGGCACAGCCGGGCAACCGCGACGCACGCCACACGAGAGCCGGGAAGTGGTCGTAGCCGCGAACGGCAAGCACGCCCTTGCGCGTCTTGTCGCCCGAGTCCTCGTAGTAGACCGAGCGCCACGGATGGTCGGGGTTCGGGTCCGGGTTCTTGCCGTCGCGGTCGGGCTCGATGGCGTGCACGCAACGCACGACCGTGTCGAAGCCGCCGCCGTCGGGCTTCTGGTACTCGTTGCGCGTCGAGTCGCTGACGCGGTCGATGCCGAACTCGGCAACAAGCTGGCCGACCGTCATCGTGAACTTCCGGTAGACGGTGTCGACCTCACCGTACTGGTCCTCGGCGATCCAGTATTCGCCAACCGTCAGCGGGTCGAGGCGGAACCCGCGCGCCTCGTCATCGAGGAACAGCACAACCCCGGTGCCGAACGCGATCCATTCTTTGTTGCACTCGGGGAACACGAAGTTCGCGTTCGACTGGTTGTGCATCGACAACAGCACGTCGCGCGCCGCGTCGAGGAACACGCGCACGCCGTCGTTGTCGCGTTGATTGCGCAGGGACAGCTCGAACCAAACGCTGGTGCGCGGCATGGTCGCCGAGGCGATGCCGGCCGCCGCGGTAGCGAGAGCCGTGTGGCCGACCGAGTCGCAGACGTGGGAGTTCTGCTCACCGCCGCGCTGGTCCGACTGCGGGTCGAGCAGGTAGGGCAGCCGGTTCGGCAGCAGCTCGTTGGCGACTTGGTAGCAGAAGTCGAGCCACGGTCGGCGCGCGTCGTCGAGCTGCACGAGGCGCTTCTCGCAGTGCCGAAGCAGCGACTCCGTGTCGACATCGCGCAGCAGCGTCGGGACCGGCATCGGTCAGATCCCCAACGGCCCAGGCCGGCCGAGTAGGAGCTTGTCGGTGTCGATGCTGCGTTGGTCCTTCTTCGGCGTCAGCGCGTCACCAAGGAGCACGTTCAAGTCGGGCGACCGCTGCTGCGCCTTGTTCGCCTCCTCCTCTGCACGCTTCGTGTCGGCCAGTGCGGCGGACTCGGCCTTGGCCTGCGCCTCCTGGGCATCCCGACGACCTCGACGAGCGGCAGCGGCTTGCTGCTCGCCCCGAACGACGCTGTACGCGAGCCCAGCGATGGCCACCGCTGCTTGCACCATGCTGCACTATACTGCATGCCGTTTCGGTGTTCTGCAAGTGGGCACTTACGAAACGGGGAGACGTACGCCGGACGTACGCATCCGTACGCGCCGCGTACGTCACGCCATCGCGACCGACTCGACCGCGTAGCCCATGCGCCGCGCCGTCCGCTCAAGGCGCGAACCGGGGATGACCTGTAGCCGCAGCGAAGCGCCCCTCGCATCCGCCACGTCGCGCAGGGTCTCCAAAAGCCCGCGCAGCCGATGCGCCCGCCGGCAGTAGAGCGACACGGTCTGCAACGTCGTCCGGTCTCGCCACAGCTCCGCGGCGTAGATGGCGCACACGTAGCCGATGAGCTCGCCGCGGTCCTCGACGCCGATCAGCACCATCGCCCCGGACTCGTAGATGGTCTCCATCACGTCCCACTGCACCGCGGGGTCGATGCCCGTCGCCTTGCCGGCCTCGGCGATCAGGTCCGGGCGGGCGCGCAGCTCGTCGAGTGTGGCGGGGCGGATCATCCGGGGATGCGCAGGAACATCCGAAACAGGGTGCGACCGACCACAACGTCGATCCACGAGTCGCGCGTGTCCTTCGTCACCCGCGCTTGCATGCTCTCGATCGACTCGCCGCTCATCAACGACACGTCGGCGAGCGTGAAACGGAACGGCGGGCACGGGATGACGCGGTCTACGTTGGCCTGGATCGCCCCGCGCACGCCGAGGTCGATCGGAATGAGGATGTCGTCAGTGTCGGCCATCAGCCTCCGAAGCCGAACTCGTCGTGATAGCGGGGCAGCGCCGTGCGGTGGTCCTCGTCCCACTTGCGGGTATCCATCAGCGCGAGGATGGCCGCGGTGCCGAAGTCGGGCGAGCGGCCGATGCGGTCAACGATCTCCTCGCGGCTCTCGACCTTGATCTTGGCACCGGACGGCTTCCACCGTGGCGCGCACAGGTCGGCGAGCAGCCGCTTGTCAGGAGGCAGCGCGGCACCCGTGTTCGCGTTCGGATCCAAGAACTCGCGCATGCGCCACCACGCCATCGAACGCACGTTGAAGAACCCCATGCGCCCCGCAGCCGCGATGCCCTCGGTCGTGGTCTCGCCGAAGCTTACCCCGATGACCTGGAGCCCCATCGACATGGTGTGCGCGTAGGGCTCGGCACCGACGCCGAATACGTCGAAGTGCATCGGGGCACGGTCGCGCACGGCACTCGCGCACCAACCGGCGATTGTCGGCCCGTCTCGGCTCTCAACGCCCGTGCGCACGATTAGCTCGTCGAACCACGCCTTGTGCCGGCGCGCAATCACGGTGTTGTCCTTGCCGCCCATCGCGACATCGATGCCCATGGAATCCATCGGCGGGAGCTGGTCGGGGCGCTTCCACCGGGCCATGGCAGCTTCGACCCAGGCCGTCGGAATGACCTGATACGGGTCGTCCTCGGTGCCGGCGTGGAAGTCACCGTAGCGCATTTGCGAGCGCAGCGGTTCGGGCAGGGATTCGAGCTGCGCCATGTAGTCCGTCCTCGCGAGGTACTTGTTGTCCGTGACGCGCGACGGGATGAACGTTCGCGACCGCGGCTTGATGATCTGCCCGTTGTGCTCGAACGGGTCGGGCCCAACCTCGCGTTCCTTGCCGTCCACCATCGCAAACCAGCGAAGTTCGCCGGGCTTCGCAGGGTTCGGGTGCTTCTTGTCCAGCCACGGCGCGAAGAACTCGATGACCCATCGGCCTTCTGCACTCGTCGGCGGGTTGAACGTCAGCAGCGTCAAAAGCCGTTGTCCAACTTCGGTGGAGCGCACCCACCCCATGAGGAAGCGCACCTGCTGCTCGAGGAAGTTCGACGCCTCGTCGATCACGAGCAAGTCCTTGGGTCGGCCCTGGTACTTGGCCTCGTCGCCGAGGTTCGGGCACGAGCAGAACTCGACGATCTCACACGTCTTGGTCGGGTTGCGCCACACGGGTGGCTTGCCACCCAGGCCGTCCCGGTTGCCGAGCACTTCGGCGACTCGGTCTACGATGGCCCCGATCTCCGTGCCTTCGCGGCGGAAGAACTGCACCCGCTTGTGGCGCGTCAGGGCGAGCCCCACGGCGAGATCGGTCTTACCGCCACCGGCAGCGCCACCGAAGCCGATCACGTCTGCCGCTGACTCGTAGGCCATGCACTGCGGCCCGTTGTCCTCGTCAGGCTCCCACACGGGCGGCTCGTAGCGCGACAGCAACTCGGCAAGCTCGGCACGCTCCTCGGGCGTGAGTAGCTTCACGAGTTCGCCGTCGACCTGCATCACTTCGCCTTCTTGCGCTTCGATGCGGCATCCATGAGGCGCTGCACCTTCTGTGCAACCTCCTCGGGGTCGGTGTCATCCCACCGCACGGCGACGGGGTCCGACTGGCACAGGCGGTCTAGGACGAGCTTCGCGGCATGCACGTCGCCGTTGGTGCCGCGGTCGATCATGGCCTTGAGCACCTTCCAGACGGACTCTTCCAGGCAGAGCCCTTCCTTGGCGGCGTAGTCCTTGGCGATTGCCCGGATGTCGTAGGCCGTGGAGCCTGGAGGCCGTCCGGGACCGCCAGGGTTGCCGGGCGCGAACTTCCCGTTGCGACGTTCGGTATTACCGTTTTCGCTCGTCATGAAAACGGCCCGATGCTACCGAGCATCCGGGGTTTTGTCAGTGCCCGCTAACTTTTCCGAGATTCTTGTCCCCGCCGAGCCCTAGGGGTCAAGTCGCGACAACGCGAGCGAGCACCGGGCGCGAGCGGGTTACCGCCGCTCTCGGCTTGAGTGAGGGAGGGAGGAGTCGACTCCCCACTCCTCCTCGGAACGCTGGCGCAGGCCAACCGAAAACCGTCGGTCGCCGACCACCGTTGAGCCGTAGACGAGAAGGTCTTCGTTCGCTTGGTCGATCCTCGCGTTCAGGATGCGTTCGCACTCGTCGAGCCACTTGCGGACCTCGGGCGTCTCGGCCTTGCCCTCGGGCAGCGACAG